CGGCTTGATGCGCGGATCGCTGTTGGGCTTCATTGAGAGTGAAATCTCAGTAAGACGCAGATTTGTGATGGTCCTGATCTTGTTTCCATCGGGCTTGACCGGATCACAAACGCCGCCGATGGACGGAATGTATCCCTTGAATGATCCATGCTCGGCTTCAACACGAAACGGGATGCTGATCTTTGCTTTGATGGTGTTTCCGTGAACAGAGAGAACAGCTTCCCCGATTTTCCCGTTAGGCTGTTTGATGTCGAAGTCTTTGACGACGCGGACAGGATTCGTAAAGGACACATTCTCGATTGAGATGGAGTCGTTGTCCTGATCCACTGTGCCGTCTGCAATCAAAACCACTGCTTCATATTCCACGGTGTTACCTCCACAGTCCGAGTTTCTTTTCCAGTTGCCATCCTCCACCTCCTGAGACCATTCTCATGCGCTTGCGGAAGTTGAGTTGGCGCTTGGTGAAGTAAACGGTTGCATGAACGCGCACGATCTCTTTGGCCTCTCCGCGGGTCCAAAGCTGTTCAATGGTGTAGTCGCTTCTTTTGACCACTGACTCCAGTTCGTTCAGGTGGTATCCCTCGCGGATGAACTGTATTGCCAGTTCGCGGAGAGCCGCCTCACGTTTGCGCAGTCGCTCCTTCATGGCAAACTGGAGAATCTGCTCGTGAGGCGATGGCGGGTCAAGATAGTTGATCGGGTAGGCCACTGCCAACCTCCACGGTTGCCACTTCTCCCAAGTGCATACCGCCGATCATTACCCTATCGGCTACTTCTTCGAGCGTCCTCTTGCGCTCCCATACGAAGTTGAACGTCGCGGGGCCAACCTGGACCATGCGGAACTCGTCGTTGGGGAACTGTGTTTCGAGCGAGTCGGCCACGTTGGAAAGTACTTCAAACTCGCCGCCAGGCTTGAACACGTTGCCTTTGCCGGCTGCCAGGATGACGGTCTTATGGGTCCTGTTGCCAGGTGCAAACATCTTGATGGTGAGCTTCTTCACTTCGCCTCCAAAAGCAAAACCTTGTCACCGTATCCTTTGACTCCACCTAGCCTTATCGATTTGCCGGTGTACTTGGATAGGTATGCGGCATATACGGGGCTATCGTACAGTGGATCCATAAAACCGATTTTGCCCAATGCGTATCGGGTGAGCCACTTCAATCTATCTTCGTCCATCAGGATTTTGGTCGGCTCTGGAACGTGGTCGATGTACCTTTGTTTGAGAATCGCATCGAATTCTTTAATCTCGCCATAGGCAGTTGGCGTGGACATCGGGATTCGAATCTCAGTCCATTCATGACCACGACGACGCCATATTCTCGGTGCTTTCTTGCGCAACGGTGCGGTCACTTCGATCTCGCTTTCTGTTGGTTGAGAGCCCGCGCAATCCTCTGCATCCACTTCAGGGCTCGCAAGACGTGACGAGGGCCGCGCGCAAAGCGCATACGGCCCGGTAGACGGGGGATGTTCACTTGAGTTTCCCTTCGATTCGCGCCAGTGTCAGAAGGATTGACCCTATGGCGATGCAGATAAAGCATTGAGTGGGTTCTGTCTTCCAGATGTCAAGAGCCTTGAAAACGCAGACGATTCCCAACATAGACGTCGCCGAATTCCAGAAAGGAAATCTCATCCCTCCACCCACTTCCCCAACCCCTTCGCTACAGCGATGGTCGCCAGGGTCATGCTGCGCACCGTGGCGATGGTGCCAAGGCTTACAGGCTGGCCGTGGGCTTCGAGTTCTGCGGCGATCTGCGATTGATTCCAGTCCTGATGCTGCATCACCAGTGCGCGCACGGCATCGGTTGCGGTGTGCTTGGGAGATTGGACCATGAATGCATCGATGGCGTCATGGAGTGCCCCAGCGTCCACAATCTCGCCATCTGTTTCAAGCGGAATAGTGCCCGAAACGATATGAGGTGAATCCCGCTTTGGGGCGGTAGTAAGATACTCTTTAACCGCATCTACGATAGCTTCCCCTGGAGAGCCTGGAAAATACGCAGGGGATCCCTCAAAATGCAATGGTGAGTCCTGGTGCGCCACGTCATTGGACGATGCCTTGGGGAGTTCAGGACCAATCGGCCATCCAGCATCCACCACGGCATCGACGATGGGGTTGATGAATCCTGGGCAATACTCGGAATTCTGATGCGCCTTCACGCGCTTTGCCTGGGCGTTGTACCAGTCCTGTGCATCTTTGCTCAGGCGCTCCCAGTCGCTATCTGACGCCTTCGACACGGCCAGCACAAGGCGCCGCAGGTAGTGGCCGTCAGGCTCGCCCTCGGCCTGGGGTAAGAACTCAGTGCCGGCCGCTGCCAGCAGTTCACTGTAGATAGTGCTCAAGATTGCATCTCCTGTTTCTTCCTGCCGATCAGGCTTACGAGCAGGTTGCATTGGGTTGGGGTGAACGTCTCGTGTCCCGGCCAGTTGTCCTCAATCAAGTTCAGGACCTCGATCATCGGAACGTGGGTTTTCTCGTAGACCTCGTCGATCATCTCGGGGAGCGTCACGCGAGTCCTACTTTCATGATGATTGCCGCCACCAAAGCCCGCGCTTGAGCATAAGTCATCTCAATGCGATCTCCTCCCAATGTTAGGACTAAGCTCCCAATCTGACCATCTGGAGAAACCGCAGTGGGGTGAAAGGTCGCATCAAGTCCTCTATCTGTTTTTTTAGACTTCATACGCGCCTCGGTTCTGCCGGCGGGTGAGTCCCGTACTTGGCGATGAACTCGTCTGCCATGCCAAAAGGGCAAGATTCTCCATGCACTTCTGGAGGGTCATCTGGGGTTATTTCCCCACACAAGTAGCAATATCCCTCTACTGAACGGTCATCGTCTGTCACCTCGTGCAGAATCCTCACAATTGCTTCGGCGTCCCGTTGTCTGTCGGTTTGGTACATGTCTACTCCTTTGAGGCTGCCAATGCAGCGCTGCGGTGGCTTGCATAGCCACTCCAAGTTATTCCATCCACTCCGAACACTTCCATGTGGGTGAGGTCCTTTGGAACCAACGTGGCCTTCTGAGTCCTGTTGAGGACGGTTATCAGAGGCAGGATGCCCAACCGGCTTGCACATGCCGGGCACTGCTCTGGAGAGTCGCCGATCGCGTCACAATCAGCGCATAGGTAGGCATTGCGGAGGTTAACGTGCATGGGCCACCAGCCAATGTGCCAGGAGCATGATGGGGTGATGCAACTCCCATAAGCCCCAGATTACGAGTCCTGCCAGAACCTCAAGGGCCATCGCAGTGCCCGCTCCTACGAGTGCATCCTCGCCCAGCACTTCTCCGTCAGGCGTATGCAGTTTGCCGTTCTCGTCATATCCGTACTTGCTCATCACTTCATTGGTAATTCGTTCTGTTTCCGTCATCCAGAGACCTCTTTCTGAAACTGGGATTATTAAACCATCACTCTCTTGATTTATCAAGCGCTATTTTCGATAAGAGTCCTGATTCCCGCTTTGGGAATCTTCGCAGGTTATTAAACTTTTCTGTTGACATGCGTACCAGGGGTGCTATTCTCGGTTTATCAACTAATTAGTTGTTGTCAATCAACCACACAAGGAGCAGAAATGGACATCTACGGACGTTGGGACTGGCGCATTCTGGCTGTGCTGATTATCGGCGGATTGATTGCAGGGTGGCTGATAGGCTGAAGCTACTACTCAAACGCAGTCGCAACCGAGCCGGGCGGTATATCCCGGCACAAGAAAGGGAACCATGAACGTCGAACTCGAAATAGCCAAGAAGATCATCGCTGAAATGGAAGACACGCCAGACAAGTCGCCATCGGCCAAGAAGCACCGCGCGCGCATCGCGCTGATCGACTACCGGCTGTTTCTACTCGGCCGCAAGTCATATTCCGACCTCTGCTTAGTCAGGGCGAAGGCGATGCAAAGTGGAGTATCAGAACAGCAGTTGCTTGACGAGTCCTGCCGTATGCGGCAAATGTGGGCAGCGGGGAAACTACGCTAGAGCTTCCCGCTCTGAAGAGTCTCCCAACGAATTGGCCGGCCATCCTCGAAGATCAGGATGAACCGGCCATAGAACTTTTCGGGAAGAATCGGCCTCAATGCCATGGCGGCGCGCAGGATCGATTCAGCCGTCACCGGCATAGACTTCAGGGCTGACTCCTCGTCAATTCTTATGCGTCCTGTTGCCGCCATCTATTTCGCCCTTTCCATGCGCTTGCAGTAGCGTCTGAACTTCAGTACTTTTGAGCGAGTTCCCCAGAATCCCAATTTTATGAACTGCGTTTTGTAAACCCACATGAACCGCCCTCTACGGACATAAGCGATTCTATGTAAGTTTCGCGTTGGGAAAAGCCCTACCCCCGCAATCTCTGGTGCGCCCCACGTCCCTGTGATCGCCATCTATTCCTCGCCCTCTGATTCATCCTCGTCCTTCGATTCAGAATACCCCATGCCACAACGATCATTCGGGTGAATAGGCGTGCAATCGTCGCCCGAAGGAAACGGCTCATCTATCGGGATGAGGCCGGCCTCAATGTTCCCCATGCACTCCTCGCACGCATCCCCTGATCCGATCTGCTGCTTGAACTTCTGCCCTGTGCCCTTGGCAGCCTCATGCTTTCCGTGGTTGTAGGCGTACATGCTTTCAGTCCTGCTGATGGTCAGAGCGCGCGCCGCGCTGAAGTCCTCGCTCTGCAAGATGTTGTGCTGGAGTTCGGTTGTCGTCCACCCCTCATCGACCGATTTGCTTATCAACTCTCGCAGGTTCTCGCGTGTCGTCTCTGTGATGGCGTAGCGGGCATCAGGATTATCAACGATCTCGCCCTTGTCTGTGATGCGCTTGCCCACCAGATCCGCGCCGCGCTCCCGAGCCATCTGCCGCGCCTCGCCCAAGACTTTGGTCCACATGTCGCTGTCTTCCGCAATGCCGCGGTCAGTCAAGAACTCTGTGGCGCCGGCGACAGCATCAGTCTCAAGGTAGGGCGTCACCTCTGGAATCAGATCGCCCCAGTCCACCAGAACGTCTATCGTGTCCTGATCTTCCGTCTTCTTCTTCGCAGCCTTCGCCAGTTTTTTGACGGTAAGTCCTGATGCCGCTTCTTTTCCCTTGCGCTTGAGGTAGGCCGCTAGTACCGATTCCAGTGACTTCCCCGCTTTGCTAAAGGGCGGTCGGATTCCGTCCCGGCCTCCTTCTTCACTGACGCGTTCTTGCCGCTCTGTTGCGCGCCGGGCTTGACCGGTTCTGATGCCCCTCCAGAACCGCCCATGGCAGGCTGTGGCATCGCCTTCTGAGCCGCAAGGACCGCCAGCGGCATCCATCCGGTGCCAGTCTTGACCATCGGCACATCTCCGCCCTCCACATCGTCCAGACCGTCCCGCGCACGCAGTTCGTTGACCGTCCTCATCCCGTCTGCGAGGTGGGACGTGTCGATGGTTGCCTGGTCGGTTGCCGCCGTCTCCTCGTTGGTGTCGAATGCGTGGCCAATGTCATCCCATCCCCACCCGAGATAGATGAGCCGCTCCATGAGCGCAGACCACCAAAGCATCTCTCCATTGAGGCCCTGAGCCCTCATCTGCTGAGAAAACTCTTCAGCATTCGCCTTGGGCTGTGGGTCTTTGATGTAGGGCTTCGGGTCAGTCCTGAATGCGCGGCAAGCGATGCGAGCCATCCACTCGTCATACTCCGACTTGAGCAGGTCGCCAGCCGAGCCCTTCATCTCGAAAGGCTTTCCCCCGCCAGGGATGAACCGCATCTTGGACTTGAGCTTTAGGTTCCCGCTCATCAGTGCGTCGAATGTTCCCTGCCAGAGCGCAATTTGCTCAGCGGTCCATTCCGGCGGGCAGCATACCATCACATCAGGACACGTTCCCTCGTTCCAGAAGTTCAGCATGTACATCGTCTTGCGGACCTGCTGAGTCGCCTCCATCAGGATCTGCTCAACCTCGGAATATCCGTAGATCGGCATCTGCGCCCACCGGTGCCGCGGCATGTAGACAATCTCACGCTCGGTAAAGTTGTCCATCGGGAGACCCTTGACGATCTGGACGTAGGCCAGAGACGGCCAGTCAGGGATGCGTCCGCGGTCGTCGATCTTCGGCACGATGGTGTTGCCGTCGATAACTTCCAGCGCATAGGGCTTTGTGCCGGCTCGATTCTTCCAGATGTACACCGTGGCGGCGTCGATGGTGTAGCGCTCACGGAAGATCATCTCCATCCACTGTGGGTAGGGTATCTTCCTGTTTGGCATCTTGAAGAAGGCGTTGAGTTCTTTGATGCGCGGGTCTTCTTCCGATTTCACGCCCTTGGCCGGGGTCTTCAGAACGAACTTCCATGGCAGACTCACCAGCTCGTCGACGCGCGCGCTCAGTTCGTTGGCGATGATTCCCGAGCCCCGCACGAGGCCTCGCAGCATCTCTCCAAGGACGATGTGCCGGTTGACGATCTCAAGGTTGTAGCCGGTGGGGTAGTCCCACTCGCGGGCGTCCACGATCGACGGGGGTCCAAAGGGCGCTACAGGTTGATAAGGGCTGAAGCGGTTGCGCTCTTCGTCTACGTCGG